TTATTAAAATTATTTTTTACTTATTAAAATTATTTTTTACTTATTAAAATTATTTTTTACTTATTAAAAAAATTTAATATCTGTTTTGTTTTTTTTATATTTTTCTAAAATATCTTCGCGATTCGGTTCCCTAGTCACGACTACATCCTTCAAATCAACGACCTCTGTCATCTTGGTATCAGTTAAAGAGATGGTTTTTATCTCTGTATTTGTCGGTAACTCAACTGCTTTTGTCTCAACTACTTCTACATCAACTGGAGTATCATAAATCTCTTCGTAATCGTTCAGGTCATCCCAATTTAGTTCTTCTATTTGTAACTTGTGTTCACTACTTTCGACTTCAGGTTCCTCCACGACTTCTTTGGGTTCCTCTACTACTTCTTGGGGTTCTTCAACCTTAAGATCAATCTCTACAGGTTCCTCTACAACTTCTTGGGGTTCTTCAACTTTAAGATCCATATCAACTGGTTCCTCAACCACTTCAAGTTCTTCTTCAACTTTAAGATCAACCTCAACTGGTTCCTCGACCACCACTGGAATTTCTTTTAGTTCCTCTACAACTTCTTTGGGTTCTTCTACGGTAAGTTCAACTTCAACTTGTTCATCGACTGGAATTTCTTTTAGTTCCTCTACAACTTCTTTGGGTTCTTCTTCAGCGACTTCAGTGACTTTAGTGACTTCAGTACCTTTAGTGTCTGTTTGTTCTTCAGGTTTACTCACAATTTTATTCGAATCGTTTTCTAAATGAGACTGAAGTTCAAGGAGTTTTTCGTCTGAATAACTGTCAATTTTGTGGATAATAGCTTCTTTAATAGGATTAGAATTGAGAGTTGTACTAACGAAATCATTCCCTATATACATTTTAAGAATATCCCCAACTGGTAGTGAATTACGGATGGTTTCTAGAATGGATTTTTCTATAATTTTATCACAGACGAGTTTATTTTTCTGTTTCTCTTTATTGGAGACACGATCATCGAAAAGAGAAGAATTTTTCCAAATATTTCTTGCAACATCGACATAACATTTATGAATTAACTGGTTTGTCTTGGGTAATTTAAGGTCGAGTTTCCCATTAACTTTATTCGTATTTATAGACGTTAAAACCTTCACATGACTGAGAATGACAGCCGTAAGTAGGTCATCGACCCATTCACACTTACTGATAGTAATGATACGTTTATGTTCAGTAGCGATACGTTCATGAGTCCATAATGGAATTTTACTTAATTCTTCCTGAAATTTCTTCAAAACGTATTTTTCCGATTTGGATTTAATAAAAAGAGAATGAATTGATTTATAAATACAAGGTTTCAATAAATTAATAAATTGTTGGGTGTATTCAGTCTTCGCTTCTGCGAAAACAGCAAGATTTCCTTCTTCGACATCCATATTATAAAAAAAATATAAATAAAAAATGTTTATAACGCAAATTATAATTTATTGATTTCATTCTGAATTTGTTGTTCCATCGACAGTTCAGTACTGACGGATGGTGTATAATTATCCGGTTTCGTGGTAATCTCTGTATCAGGATAATCATATTTACCAGCATTTTGGATATGGTATGGATTATTTTTTAATGGTGTTAACAATTCCCCATTGTTTCTTTCAGAATTATCGATATAAGCATGATCCCTGAAAGTGGAGAGTTGGACAGGTGTTTTTCCTTTACTAATTTTAACTGAACTTCGAGGGCGTCTAGTTTTCGTTTCGGCCATTTTTTTTTTGTGAATAATGTTAACATCCTGCTTACCAATCGATTTCTTGGCACCATTGTTAGTAGGAGCACGACCTTTAGAGATGAGTTCTTTATTAATATTCAAAGATGCATTATACGAAGAAACATATGATTGAGGTTGTTTATTTTTAGAACCAGCAATACCTGTATACTTATGATTCGAAGTAAATTGACGGTTCGTATTCGGGGCAGTAGCATTCTTAACGAGGTAACCAGCACCTTTTTTAAAGGCAGGTTGTCCATGATTTTTTTGTTCTATAGTCGTTTGTTTAATCGTGGCTTTAATCGGTTGATTCGAAAACTGTTTCAACTTTGGAGTAATCGTACCGATATTGAGGTTAGTATCTACAGTATCGAGTGTATTACGAATCGTGATTTTTGGTAAAGTGTCATATTCATAAACTGTATTTTTCTCTATACTTTTAAGATTACCTTCACGTTTGTTATGAATCGTGGTTTCTTTAATGGTCGTTTTGGCAATATCGTTTGGGTCATAGACCGTAGGTTTGCTTGGGACAGCCATACTTAAATTACCTTCTGGACGAATATTACCTTCAACGTTTTCCTTTTTAGTTTTTTTAAACTTGTCTAAAATGGGAGCTATAATCGCCTTAACGTAGGTGCTTAAATTCGATTTGGTGGTTCTTTGTTGTGTAACATCACGTTCATTCGGATAGGCTGTAAAAGTATGTTTGCCATAATCGGAGATCTTTTCTACAGAACTCCATGTTTGTTTGGAATGAATATTACGAACGCCATCATGTTTGTAATTATTCTTCGTAGTTTTTTTAACATTCGGTTGTAATTTGGGTTGATGTTTATCCGATTTAGCATGTCCAATGAACGCTCGACTAATAGTTCTGTTCGTTGGTTTCTCGTCAACATCAAAATTGAGACGATTGTTATCTTTTAGGACAGCACCCGTCGTTTTAAAATAGCGCTCTTCACTATTAGTATAGTAGGTCTCTGGACGTCTTTTACTAACACTTCCTATATGTTTTCTTTTATTATTGACCGATTTACCTTTAATAACTACACCTTTATAACTAATATGTTGATTATTTTTAGTTCTTAATTGGTCAATGTTCTTTGGACGTATAATATCCTGAATTTCTTGTTGATGGAATCCACCAGAAGGGGTATTCCCATATTCTTTCCCTAATCCAGGACCCACTCGTATCTGATCAAAAGGTAGTTCTCCTCTACGAGTATTCGATTTATGAAGACGGTCCTTTTCATATTCGTTAATATTCGGAGCACCATTCACATGAGATAAATCTTTCGTCGGTTTGAAAAAAGGTCTGGATTCGGTTTTTTTATAATTATACTCACTTTTCCCACTAAGAGCCTGAAACATTCTATTTTCTCTATGCATTAGTCGTTCTTGATTGGGGTCTTCTATAGTGTTATCCCTTTCATAATACCTTGGAACCATACCCGTATCATCCATTAAAAAATTTTCCTTGGATAAATCTTTACTATTTGGGTTAACACCACCTGAAAATTGTTGGTTTATATAGGTTTCATTCACCGCACGTTTTTTAATGGGGGCTCGATTGAATAAATTTTGAGTTCTTTGTTCGCTCGTTCCTTGAACTTCTTCACTTTGTACCTGTAACATCTTAGGCTTCGACTCAAATGACTCCTTTTTTCCCGTCTTATTCTCTTCATCTTTTTTATTATTAACATATAAAAATCCTAATAATCCAAGTGCCATATACAGCTGTATCATTTATATTATATAATATATTATTTAAAAGAAAAAATACAATATATATTTAATGGCATCGCTTGTTTATAATGCTAATAAATTCCTTGAGATTAAAAAAACCTATGTTCTTAAAGACCAAGACATAGACAAGTTATTCAGTAGTATTTTTAATTTAAAAAAAAAAACCTATTTTAAACAAGATTTTTCGATTGAAGATAAGAAAAAGAATGAATTAGTTAGTTATTTAAATAAAATCACCCCCAATAACTATAATAAAATGTTTAAAATTATGTATGAAATCTGTTCGACACATAACCTTACCACCTACCTCATTGAAAATATTTTTAAATTATCGACCGCACAATCCGTCTACTGCACATACTATGTTAAAATTATTAAACAATTTTTGGAGAAAAGTGAAGAGAAAAAGGAGATCATGGACTATATCCTAGAAAAAACGAACGAATTTAAAGATGTTTCGAACAAAAATAATATCAAGGATAATTTTGGTTTAACGTATGATGAATTTTGCGAGAATAATAAATTGAAATTGTTTAAAAAGGGTTATTCCCAATTTTTAGGAGAATTGTATTTGAATAATATTATTGAATATAAAGTAGTGATTGATACGCTAACGACGATTATTGCGAATTTGAAATTGATTTTGTCTACATCTGAAACCGATTTTATCGAGGATTCTATTTTATGTATTGAAAAGATTTGTATGACTATTTCGAATAAAATGAATGTATATGATCGAAAAAAAATTCTAAAGGATTTTGAAGAAATCCAGGAAAGTCCAGCCATTTCCAAAAGATTAAAATTCAAAATTATGGATTTAAAGGAAAGTTTGTAATATAACCAATGGATCTTGAACAAATACGTAGTCGTTTGGTGTCAATTTTTGAACAAAATAAAACCGAGCTGATACAACTCTATATTAAAGAAAGACAAAGTTGTAATGAATTGGGTGGATTATTTAACTTTGTAGAGGAGACCGAATTAAAATCGATGTTCTATTCTGTATCGAATCCAATCATTTCAGAAGAAACGAAACGTGAAATCGTGGAAAAAAATAATGAAAGGAATACTTTAGCATTTTTTTTTTTGATTGATGTAAAATCCAATACAACTATATTACTCCTTGAAGATTTAGACAAATCGAATTAAATATTCGACAAATCGAATTAAAATTTTAGAAAACTCTATTAATTAAACCGATTTAAAAAGAAAAATGTTATTGTATTTAGAATGTGTGGTATTTTGGGTGTTCTTGGTGCTGATAAGGAGCGCGAATATTATATTAATAAAAGTAAATTGATGAGACATCGTGGTCCAGATTGGAATGGTATGTACTATTCGAAGGAACAAAAAATAGCGATTTGTCATGAACGATTGTCGATCATCGGTGTTGATAATGGTGCACAACCGATTATCTCAGAATGTGGAAACTATATTCTTTCAGTGAATGGAGAAATCTATAATTATAAAAGTTTAATTGTGGATATTTTGGGAGATAAATATACTGGAAGTAGTGACAGTGATAGTGAAGTAATTATTTACCTTTACAAGGAATATGGTATAAATTGTATTAAAATGCTAGATGGAATTTTTTCATTTATTCTATACGATATCAAAGACCAAAAGGTAATTATTGCCAGAGATCCGATAGGTGTTATTCCACTCTATCACGGTTATGATTTGTCTGGGTCAATTACTATTGCTTCAGAATTGAAATGTTTTCATGACGTGGAACAGGCCGAAGCTGTTACTCCTGGGTCGTATATGACTTTTGATTATACTTCGAAATGGATTCAAGGAGAAACCGAAGTGTATTATACGCCAGAATGGAAAACAACCACATTTTCAGAGAACGTAGATGAGGAACAGATTAAACAGACCATTAAATCTTCATTAGTTGAAGCAGTAGAAAAACGGTTGATGGCGGATGTCCCATTTGGTGTGCTCCTATCAGGTGGTCTAGATTCGAGTCTTATTGCGTCTATTGCTAGTAAAAGTATTAAAGCCAAGGATCCTTTTTGTGGGAAACTACATACCTTTTCGATTGGTCTAAAAAATTCACCAGATATTCTCGCTGCTCGGAAAGTCGCGGACTATCTCCAATCGGACCATCATGAATTAAGCTTTACAGTTCAGGATGGATTAGATTCCATCAAAGATTTGATTTATCATCTCGAAACCTTTGATGTCACAACGATTCGTGCAAGTACGCCGATGTATCTTATGTCGCGTAAAATTAAATCATATGGTATTAAAATGGTTCTTTCAGGAGAAGGAGCTGACGAAGTCTTTGGTGGTTATCTTTACTTCCACCAAGCCCCATCTAATGAGGAGTTTCATAAAGAATGTGTTAAACGTGTGGATGAACTACACCATTTTGATTGTCTTCGGGCGAATAAATCGACCATGTCTTGGGGTATTGAAGCAAGAGTACCCTTTTTGGATAAAAAGTTCATTTCTAAATGTATGCCAATACATCCAGAACT